GCTTTATCGGCATGTGAAAGACAGCGGCGCCCATCGTCACGAAATCTCCAACAGCCACCACTTCGCCCTTGTTCGACTGTTGGCGATATTTGTCAGGGATGGCAATGCCGCCCTTCGTTTCGGAATTGTCTTCTTGAACGCGCTTCACCATCACGCGATCTAGGATCGGGCGGAAAGGCTCATACTGCTGTTTTGGCTTCTCAGGTTGCGCCGCGTTCTTCTCGCTCATCGCAGCAATCTTCTGGTCGAGTTCTTCAAGCGTTTGCATTGGGAGTCTCCGATTCCTACGGATCGACTTAATCGTCCGTAAAAAGAAGCGGGAGCCACAGGCAATAAGGCTCCCGGTTGAGGGTTATGGCAACTAAATCGTCGGCACAGCCGCACCTTGGACATACAAACCGGCTTTGGGTGCCGAGTTTGCCAAGTTAAACGCAGCGTTGTAGGCGAACATATGGCTGGTGAGATACGTGCCGTTAGTCGTACCCACATCCGGCACAGGAACTACCGTCATGCCTCCGCCGAAGTCATACAGTTCCAGCGGAATCATCTCGCCCATGTACCAGGTGTCCATCAGCAGCAGATCAATCCGGTTCGGCTGCGCCGTCCAGGACTCGTGATACTCGCGTCCACCGAACGTCTCAGGGAAATACTTCCGCGCCCGGTCGGGAACGGTTTCGCCCTTTTCGATGTTCTGCGTGATCTGCGTGTTGTAGTACAGGTTCGAGATGGCATACGCCTGCTCGGGAGGCCCGTACCAGATGCCGCTCTTCACAGCCTTGTTGTCAGGGCCGAGAGCGCGTCCCAGCAGCACCTGCGCGCGCTGTGCAATGCCCGGTGTCACGGCTCCGCCATTAAGATTGATAGTCGGAGTCGAAAGACGGCCCGGATAGTTCGCTCGGTTGATGCCGGCAAGCGTACCGGTGTTCGAGTTGACCTGCCATGCGCGGATGCCGAGCACGGACGAGCCAACTGCGCCTGAAGAGCCAGCCACCATCAGGAAATCGCCTGTCGTTGTGCCCGAAGGCAGAGCGCCAGCCGAGTAAATGGTTTGCGAAACCGGATCAACGAACGAGATGGTAAAGCTCCCGCGCGCCGTTCCACCTTCAGACGGGAACACCTGCACCACCTGCTGATCGGTGAAACAGGCTGCCACGTTCAGCCCAACAATGGACGAGGTCGACTGACCCGATCCAGTGTTGTTGTTGACAGTGGCCGTCGAAGGAATCTGGTCAATCGCGCCGGAACCATCTCCGTTGATGAGGCCTTCAATGCCCTGCATGGCCTGATCAAGCGAGTTCTTCAGCTCTTGCGCCTGCACATTGAACAGCCCGCGGTTTTTGCCTTGGGTTGCCCGTTGCGCAAGATATGAAATCTCGCAGACGTTGAAGAGGAAGATGGGAGAAAGCGCGAAGTCCTGCCAGGACGAGCCGGTTCCGCGCAGCAATGAGCTGGCATCACCTGTGCCCTGGGCAATCGCAGCACCTGCCTGTGCCCGGAAAGGCACACGGAACGAAGGCCGCGTAACGCCACCAGCTGCCGTCACATTCGAGACGGGGATTGTGGTGGCACGATTCTTAAAGAGCGAGTATGCAGTGGTGCCTTTGAAGATGAGGTCTGGAATGTCTTTTGAAAAAGCTTCCAGCTCAACTGCTTCCACCGCCGATTCAACAAGGGGATTCGGCATGACCGTTTCCTGAAATTGATCTCGACAGCCCTGAGTCAGGGGGCTTCGGGGTGGAGTCTCCAATTGTCTTGCTGTACTGCTAAATGCGGGGCTGCTAGTTTAACGACACATTGCGGTCGAACCCGCGAAACTTCGCCTTATCGCCAGCTGACGCGCTTGCCATTCTTCAAAGTGGCGCGTCCTTGAACCAGGTCCATGTCGCTGGTTTTGTCGTAATCGATCAGGCTGCGATCCGGCTTCTGTGCGATGCGAACAGGTGCGCCGGCGGCTGCCGTAGTCGGCTTCTGCTGACCGGGCTTTTTCCCACCCTGCGCAGCAGATCGCTTGCCGTTCAGAGTGTTCCCATAGCGGCGCATCACTACGCTCTTCGTGGCCTGCTCCGCTATGGCGTCGATCTTGGCATTGATGAACGAAGCAATGCGCTTGGCATCTCGGTTCTTTGCCGAAAGCAGCGCTTTCACCTGTTTCTGGTAAGCCTGGTCTCCTTCCATGAGACGGCTCACTTCATCGATCACGCCCTGCGCCAGATCGCGCTTTGCTTCCGTACTCAGGTTCAACTGTTTCAAGTAAGGACCAAGTGCTTTGCCTGTAACTTCGTTGAAGTGGCTGGAAGTCGTAGACCGGATACCCTCACGGAAACTGTTCTCTTCTTTGGCCTGCAACGCCTTCTCGCGCTCACTCAGCTTCTGCTCGGAAGGATTGACCGCATTCTTTTTGGAATTCTGGACAGCCTCGTTTTGCTGCTGCAGCCATCCCATCATGTTCTTGATGAGCGTCGAAGCCTTGTTCTGCGCTGCCTGCTTGAACTCCGCGCTGGCTCCCGGCATGTTCGACATCTCGAAAGCCTCTGCGAGTTGTCCCAGCACGGTGCCCAGACCAGCACCGTTCAATGCAGCGACCAGATGCGGCCTGACCATCTCGCCAAAGGCTTCCGGACTCTGCTGCGCCACCCGGTCAATGAACGCAGGTGCAAGTTTTACTAGTCCTTCGCCTGCGATCTCTGCTACACGGTCAAGCACTGATACGTCGCCGGAAGCTAGCAGCGCATCAACTTCTTCCATGTCGGCAATACGTGACTGAATGTCGGCAATGCCGTCCTGTCCACCGATGGCTTGCAGGGCTGCACTGGCTGCACGCGCATCTTCTACTTTCGGGAAAACCTGTTTATACGCCTGATAGCGGAAATAGCCGTCACCAAGTTCCTTGATAGTGCCGGCCTGCGCTGGATCGGATTCCTTTGCCGTCTTCAGGAATGAGCGGACCTGCGCTGGAAGTTTGCGACCATCGACAGTGCCCTCGCCTTCGCCTTCACCAGTCCCGTCATCTTCGACGGTCTCTGTGTCTTCGAGGCCAGTTTCAACAGGCTCTTCCGCGACATCCGTTTCCAGACCATCTACTGGCGTGTCAAGCACGCTGGTTGCGTCAAATCCGTCCATTGTCGCGTCTCCTTGTTAACTTCCGTAGTTAGCCGGTTCCGGCTTACCGAACACCGGCTCAATTTCATATCCGTCTGCCGTCACATAGATCGCGCAGACTCCACCAGGCTTGACCGTTTCGCCTGATTCCGGTTCGCTGCCACGTTCACCGCGCACTAGATTTTCGAGCACGGTCACATTCGAGGTATGCGCAAAGAACACTGTCAGCCCTTCTGTCTTCGCGCGCCGCAGCTCACGGTCATAAAACTCATACGCGCGCTCTTCAAACTCCGTGAGGCTTTCACCGTTGGGAATCTTGACTTCGGCATTCTCAACAAAAAGCTTCAGCGCTGGCATGTTTTCTTTTTTGTCAGTGCCGCTGAGCATGCCTACATGCCACGGCAGAAGCCCGCGATCCTGGGTGATGGATAAACCTGCCGGCACTGCAAATGTTTCTGCTGTTACCACGGCGCGAAAGAGCGGGCTGCTGATAACGCGCTGAACCGGGAACTGCGAAAGAAACTCGGCTGCCGCCTGCGCCTGCTGCTCACCGATATCGTCCAGCGATACATCGATCCAGCCGCGAAAGCAGTTATTTGCATTCAGTTTCGTTTCACCGTGCCGGCAGATCAGAGCGATTAGTTTCCCACCCATCTACACGCGGTCTCCAAGCCGCTTGATCGCTGTCCGTTGCTTTACTTTGCCGCCGGTCAATGTCGGCTGTTCAGTCTCTTGAATGACCTCGTGTGGAACCATTTCCTGTGCTCCGCCAAAGTCCTGAGCGTTCGCGGCAATGCCTGCCTTCTGCAGTGCTGCCACCGCTTCCGGACCAGGCATCTTGTCAACTGGAATCGAGATCGAGATACGCGGCGGAATCGGCTGCACGTTCTGGCTGGCAAGTTTTGCCGCCATCGATGAATGCTGCTGCCAGTGCAGCTTCACGTTGGCAAACGCGGCCTGCTGCTCCGGTGAGCCGTTACGGTAGCGCCGTCCTTCCGCCGAGTTCATCCAGTCAAAGCAGGTCGAAGCCTCGGCGTTGTGATCCTCAGAAGCATCCTGTGCGACTTCAACCGTTGAAATCTCAGGAGGAATTGATTGAAGCGCTCCTTGCGCTTTCTGGATCATGGCCTGCGCTTCCGGCGGGATAGGCTGACCAGCAACCGCATCCATCGTCATGCCCCTTGTGATTTCGTCAAGCTGCTGCTGCATCTGGATGTACTGCGGATTTGGAACAGGACCAGTCTTCAGCAACACCTCAAATTCTGCCTGCTGCTTCTCGACTGACGCCGCGCCCGGCACTTCAAGGTCATTCATGCGGATGGCATCCTTAGCCACCTTTGCATTCTTTGGTTCGGCCAGCAGCTTCGCGTAAAACGGATTCTGCGCCGCCCCCGCAACCAGCTCCACGAAGCGCTGTTCGCGCTGCGACTGGCTCTCGGGGAAGTTTGAATCATATTCGGGATAGCAAAGCGTATTGCCCTTCAGGTCCGCAACTTCCAAATCGACGCGACCGTGACCGGGAACTGTATCGCTGATGCTGCCTTCGCGGTTCTTCGCTGCACACTGCGCCGCCTGCCAGCAAGCCACCGCCATGCCCGATTGCATCGCATTCCATGCGGTGCCGATACGCTGCAGAGCCTGGTCGCGCTGGATGGCAATGCCGCCCACAGTGTCCGTGTTCGTGGGTGCGCCAAAGAGCGATGGCATAGCGCCATCAAGCAGCTCCGGTAGGCCCTCGCTGAACCACTTGATGAAGTCGGGCATCGCCGGCTGATGCGTTGGCGTCGGTTCTACAAAGATAAGCTGGTCGACTGGAACACCGGGCTGCCGCTGAAATGGACCTGAGTATCCCGGAACCTGCCGCTGCTGCCCCAGCGCCTCCAGATCGAATGCTTCGCTGTCATAGTGTCTGCGTGGGACGGTCGACACGAAATAATCGCTCATCAGATCCATCCAGTTATTCAGCCGCTTCTGGACGCTGATGTTATTGGTTCCCAGCGCGCGCCGGTTCTGCCCATTGCCCGGACCTGGATGCAGCACGGTCAGGTGATCATCCATCGACTCGTTACGGGCGAAAGCAAATTCCTGTCCGGCCATCACCACCAGCACGCCATCGGGAAACTTTTGAAGCAAGCCGTCACGCGCGGTTTTTGCCGTCTCATCGAAGAACATGGAAGGTCGCATCCATGTGTACTGCTCTGTGACATCGCGCATCATGGCATCGCCGGTCACATAGGAGCCGAGGAGCGCCAGCTTCGTATTGACGCGCGCAATCTTGTCCAGTTCGATTTCCCCGATGCCGCATGAACCGGGCTTGATCTTCTTTGCAATCCACGGATACCGCGCCTTGGAAGTGGCTACGTCGTATTCCCAGTAGAGCTGCATGAACTGCATCTCCGACTGGTCCTGTACTGCTGTAGGGACCTTTGCCTCAAGCTTTCCGAGCACCGTGGTCAATTCGCAGATACGCGGCGCGCCTTTGGACTGTGCGCCCGTCGCACCTTCGGACATACTCTCATCCTCTGGCACTTCAGGATCATCAACGACGGCTTCTTCATAACCGAACCGCTGCGCATCCGCAACCGAGCGCGTGTAGAGCACTACGCGGTCATCGGTGTAGAAATATCCAGCAATCTCGACCAGGCGCGAACGCAGATCGTTGTTCTTCTGCCAGCAGTATTTGTACTTGTTGGCTGCATCCGCTGCCGTCACATCTGGGCCTGAATCGGGATCACGCGGAAAGAACTGCACCTTCGGCACTTCACGCGCCAGAGCAGAAACGATAATATCCCGGCGCGAACCGTAGATATTCGTGGAATATAGCGCCGACGAATCCGCTGTCGCGCTTACGCCCCAGCGCGTGCTCTCTCCCGGAAGCGACCAGCCGCCACCGCGCCGCGGAAGCAGATGTTGATAGCCGCGCTCAAACAGCCGCGCTTCCCATGCCTGCTCCACTTCAAATCGGCGTGATGCAACATCGGTGCGTGAGCACAGCAGTACCAATTCCTTAAGCACACGCTTTTCATCGTCAGTCAGCGTGTATTCCGACGTGGGATCGGTCGTATACATCGGCTGATCGGATACGTCAAAAGGCGCAAGTTCGCCGAGCTGCAGCTGTTCGGGATCGAACGCAGTTGCATCGGTAGGATTATTTTCAGTTGTCGTCTGATCTTCCAAGAGTTCAGGCATTTATTTATGCATGGCTTTCAGACCTTTTGCGCTGGCCGCCATGCGCCGCACAGAAGGGTTTTTCGAGTGCAGCGCACTGTTCAGGCGGCCCTCGGGGATGGTTTCGTCCTCGGGAATGCCAAGCGCTTTATGCAGGCGTCCCTTGCGCACCGTGAATGATCCTTTGCCGCCAAGATCAACTTTGTGCGTTGCCATCGCCTACTCCGCGTCCAGCCCTGGAATGCTCATGGCAGGCTCTCCACCACCATCTTCCATGCCATTCCCATCGTCATCGCTGGACAGATCACGCGCATGGTCGTGCGCTTCCGATGCGCTGGCATGCTCGGAGCGGTGAACGTGCCCGTCGCCATGGTGCGATTCCACGCTGTGCGAACCTTCGCTGTGCGTGATGTGAATCTCATGGGCTGGACCGTGCTCCGCTACGACCTGTGCCGCATCGTGCTCATCGCCTTCATGCTCGTTGCCGACCGAGCCAAGCGCCTTGTTCTTCTCGGGGACGGGTCGTTGTGTGCCGGACTTTGCGCTAAGCCTGCGTTCGTGCTGCACCATCTGCGGGCGATTGGTGAACGGTGTCCCGTCCTTTGCCTTGTACGCCATTTTGCAATTCCTCCTTGGCTTTCTTTTCCTCTTCGGCGATGTGCTGACTCACATATGCCTGCCAGCTCGACGGCTCCTGTGCGAACTTCGGAGGCATGCCTGGTCGTGGCAGATGTGCTGCTGCGTAGGCCGCTCCAGCTGGACTCGACATTGGCATCAACACCAGCCGCATGCGGTCGCACTCCTGCTTCAGTGCCGCATTCTCTTCACGCAGCCCAGCAATCACTTCATCCTTTTCGCGGATACGCTCACGCATCAGCACCTTCAGCGCCGCGACTTCCGACTCTAAGTGCTGTACATAACGACTGCGCAGAAGCGTTTCGCAAAATCCACGTAGTTTTGCGGCCAAGTCAATGAGACTCACTGCACCCTCCGCATCCATGCCGGCGCACCAGGCTGATTGCGTTCTGCCTGCTTTTGCTTGTTCATGTTGTGCTTGAAGATCACCATCTTCTGCGCGAAAGGATCATCCACTCGGCTCAATTGCTCCTGCAGTTTCTGCTCATCCGGCTTGCGCCCAGGCTTGCCTGTAATGCCATAGAGTCCGTACCCGGCGCCCTGTAGCGGATCATCGCCAAGAAACTCGGCAATGCGCTCCACGTCATCCTCATCGCGTGGTGCTGTTGGAATCACATCGATCAGCCGTGAGCATGTGTCGGCAATCTGCCATGCTGCAACCTGCACGGGCTGGCCGTCCGCCGTCTCGCCTATGCGAACTCGCTTGCGCAGAAGCTGGTACATCAACTGCTCACGTCCAAGCTTGTCCCGTGTGGACATCGTTGGCGCTGGCAATCCATGCTGGCGCAGAACTGGAGCCATGCGCATCGCTACGCTGTTCGGGTTCTCGCCCATCGTGGACGTGGCCTTTGACGCGAAAGCATCATGGCTCAAAAAGTAAGCCAGAAACTTCGGCATCGGTCCGTCTGCGTCAAGACTCGCCCGCGCAATTGACTCGGCAAGCACTTCTGGCGGCTGGTGCTTCACGCACAATTCGCGGTACGTGCGGATAACGCCGAAGTCATCCATGTAGTGCCAGTACGTTGCCGCCCAGTGCTCAAAGCCCCAATCCGTCGATATCCAGCGCTTATGCCACGGCTTGATGCCCTCGGCTGCGTCCGGATCGTACACGTTCTCTGCCGGGTCCCACGCGCCGAAGAAGTAGCCACCGACAATACCCCATGTGCCATACTTCAGCGCATCACGAATCGCTGCGGGGTAACTCTCTAGCCGCGCAATGAAAGCCGGATCATTCGCATAGATCGGGTTGTCAAGATACGTGCAGGGGAAGTATTCGTAGTCTTCCGCCCGATAGCGTGAACGCTGCGCCTCATCCATCTCATCGCAGGGCACTTTGTCCACAAATAGTTTTTTGCACCAGCCAGCGCCTATGCCAATTGGATTGCCTGCGCCATCCTTCGTGCAATGCGGAGACACCGGGCAGCGGTTCCACGCCGATGTAGCCTGCCATTGCTTGTAGGTGAACTCGCAGACCTCGTCATAGCCGATCTTGTACCACTGGCCCTGCCAGTCCCACGCATTGTGCTCGTACTGCATCGAGCCGAAGTGTGTCGTGGCGCTGTTGTGCCATGTGACGACCTTTTTCGACTCGTTGAAGTCGCGGTAAAGTTCCCGCGGAATCTTCTCCCGAAAACGCGTGATGAGCGTTGCTTCCAGCTTCGGATGCGTGCGCCGCAACAGCAGCGTGTGAACCTGCTTGGCTTCCAGTGGGTCAGTAAACTCGTTGGCCGCAATCATGTGCTCTACGATCAGCGCCAGCGTCTTGCCCGGTCCTGCAGCTCCGCCGAGCAGCTTGTGCGGTACCGGTGACGCATGAAACCGCGCCTGCATCGGGTAAGGTTTGTAATAGTCGTCTAAGTCGATTTCGCGCTGATCGGCAACGAAGCGCTCGACACCCGTTTCAGGCATTGCGCTCCGGCCTTGGCACGCTGTTGCGAAGCACTATTCCGCCAGAATGCTCGATCTTTTCTGTGTAGAAACCGCCAAGCTTCGATGCCAGCTCTGCGTAAGCGCGTCGCTCACTCCATGCAACCATATTGCGGGAATCAGTGATGTTGCCTTCAAACGTTGCAAACTTCGTTTCCTCTGCATCCAAGCCTTCTGCGATCCGCTGCGCGATCTTCTCAGCGCTGACATGACGACGAATCACATCTTGAAATTTCTCTGCGACCGACGGCAGGATGTCTGCTCCGGCACGATTAGCCGTGTTCTCTGAATAGCCAGCATCCAGAGCAGCCTGCTTCATGCTTTTTCCCTTCGCCAGCTCTTTCACGAAGCGAGTTTGCCTCTGAGTCGGTTGTCTGAGTTTTTTCTGAGTCTTCTTTTCGCCGTCACTCGCCATAGAACGTCACACATCCGCCACTCAATTCCATCCGCTGGGCTAACACTTCCAGCCAGCCTGACGGCTGACTAGGCTGGGCCTCGCGGTTCGTATTCGTCCACACATTGCAGTTCACGAATGAGACGCGTTGCACATGGATTTCCGTGTCCTGCGAACCTTCGTCCACAGACCACACCTGCGGCGCATTCTCTTTCTTGTGGAAGTACACGCGATAAAGCATCATCACCTTCGGCTCAACTTCGTCACCAGAGATCCTTGTTCCTATTGGCCCACGCCAGCAGAAGAAGCATCGCCAGAGCGATAGCCAACATCAATGCCTGAACCATGCTTCCCTCCGATGAGCCGAAGCCGTTTTGATTCCTTACGGAATTTGCGATTCAATTGCGCCTTGCGCACGTCCTGGAACTTGTCGCAGTCCTGATGGTCAAGCGCATAGAGTTCCTGAAACTCCATCAGCGCGTCGGGCTGCCAAACAATGGCGCGACGGATCGGTGTGGAGTCATAGCATCCTGAACAACTAGCAATCCCGCGTTCGCGGTCAATGGAGATCATAAGAACTTGATAATGACGGATTTGAAAATCTCTGCGATTACGCCGAGGAGCGTCAGCAGAGCTGCCCAAAGTAATTTGTTGGAGTTATGCGCGAGCTTGCCGACCTCTCTTTCGATCAGCGCCATGCGCGTCGTCAGACCGGTTCCCGGCGGATCGCCACGATACAGGTCTTCATCGTGCTTGCGCACCATTTCAATCAAGGCTCGTTGCTCCAATTTCTCCCCCGAAAAAAAGGCCCCTCGGGTGAGGGGCCAATCTGCCTTGGTTCTCTCGTTGCGTGAGAGATTTATTCGAGCGGCAACATCATCGGACTACTGCCCAGGATTGCCTGGCGGAGTAAGCAACGCTTGCTCTTCGTCCTTCCTGCCGCCGCTCGAAACTTGATGCCCTATGCGGGGTCGAAACCCCGCATGCTCTGGCTCTCCGCATTTTCCTTTCGGTGGTATGCAGAGTTATCCGCCGGTTGCACCAGCGAACTTTCGTCTTATCCTTTCGGACAAACTTCGTCTAAACCTTCTTCAGGGCAGACATCGCTGTTTCCAGCGACTCCAGACGCTGATGAATCGTGGCCTCCAGCGCCTTGATTGCTG